ATCTAAATCTGGAAACTAAAAATGCAGAACATTAAAATAATTAAGACTGGCATCAATGTAAAGAAGATGTTGAGCCAGTTAGAAAAGAATCCTCAAGATTGGGGTGCACAAAAGAATATGGAAGGTGTACATGATCTTGTAGATGAATGGGGATTCCCAAAAGTTTCAGCTGGTGTTTTGCAACTCGTAATGGGTGCAGTTTCAACACCTGATCAATATGTTGGTGATAGTGAGATTAGTGTACCAACAGATGCATACTACAGACACACAGAGATTATTGCTTTCCTGAAACGAAACTTCAAAACTTTCTCACGTTGCGGATATCTATCGCTTCCAGTTGGTGGAGAAGTTGGAAAGCATATTGACATTGGAAGTTACTATCAAACTAGAGACAGATACCATCTTGCGATCCAAGGCACATATGAATATAGTGTTGGAGATGAAACTGTAAAAGTTGAGCCTGGAACTTTGCTATGGTTCAATAACAAATTAGAGCATGCAGCTAAGAATGTTGGAGACTGCGTAAGAATTACATTCGTGTTCGATGTACCACACAAGAAGAAATAAACTTGCCATGCAAGAACGATTGCTGTATAATAGGAGATATAAATGAACGTACAACCATTAAAAAAGAAAGTTCTTGTAGCTGAGAACAAAGCTGAAACTAAATCTGCGTCTGGAATTATTCTGGAAGGCGCAACATCAGTTAATGAATCTAAACGAGCAACAGTATTGGCAATTGGTCCAGATGTAACTCTAGTTAATGTTGGAGATATTGTGCTACTTGAATGGACTAAAGCGCATGTTGTTAAGGTTGGTGATGCACAACGTGCTATTGTAGATGAAGATAATATTGTAGCAGTATTGGAGAAGTAATGAAAGCAATTAAATTTTACGCAGAATGGTGTGGTCCATGCAAAGGACTATCGATGATTATCGAAAGTGCCAAAGAAAAAATCACAGTGCCTATCGAGAACATTGACATCGATCAGAACATTATGGAGTCTGTACATTATGGAGTTCGTTCAGTACCAACAATGATTCTGTTGGATGAAAATGGTGCTGAGATTAAACGTAAGGTTGGTACAATGAATGAAGCGCAACTGTTAGAATTCTTAAAGGTTTAAACATGAGTATACTAGACAAAATTAAAAAGAACAGCACCATTAAAGAGACTGCTGTTCTATCGCAATCAAAATTCTTCACAAAGAAAGATATGATTCCAACAAGCATTCCTATCATCAATGTGGCTCTTTCTGGTCGTCTTGATGGCGGTCTTACTCCAGGTCTTACAATGTGGGCTGGTCCAAGTAAGCACTTTAAAACTGCGTTCTCTTTGTTGATGGCAAAGTCTTATATGGAAAAGTATGAAGACTCTGTTCTTCTGTTCTATGATTCAGAGTTTGGTACTCCACAATCGTACTTTGACTCATTTGGTATTGATACAGATCGTGTTGTCCATACTCCGATTATGGACGTTGAACAATTGAAGTTTGATATTATGCAGCAGCTGAATAATATTGAACGAAACGAGCATGTCATCATTGTTATTGATTCGATTGGTAACTTAGCTTCTAAGAAAGAAGTTGAAGATGCTATGGATGGTAAGTCTGTTGCTGATATGTCTCGTGCAAAGCAGATGAAGTCATTGTTTCGTATGGTTACACCTCATCTTACAATGAAAGATATTCCTCTTGTTGTAGTGAATCATACATATAAAGAGATTGGTCTGTATCCCAAAGACATCGTTGGTGGTGGCACTGGTTCATACTACTCTGCCGATAACATCTTTATTCTTGGTCGTCAGCAAGAGAAAGATGGTAATGAATTAACTGGCTACAATTTTATTATCAATGTTGAAAAGAGTCGTTATGTCAAAGAAAAATCTAAGATACCTGTTAGCGTATCTTTTGATGGTGGTCTTAGTAAGTGGTCTGGTCTACTTGACATTGCGCTGGAGTCCAAACATGTGGTTAAGCCATCCAATGGATGGTATGCCAAATGCAATCCTGACACTGGCGAAGTAGAAGACAAGAAGTATCGTCTTGCAGATACAAACACAAAAGAATTTTGGATGCCAATTCTAATGGACAAGTCTTTCTATGACTATGTGAAAAACAAATACTCAATGGGTCAAACTGATATGATTAAAGCAGATGATCTTGATGCAACACTGGCAGCTTTGGAGTTTGAAGATTGAAACCGTATGTAGTTGTTGAAAATAAGAGAACTGGAATGGATGCTATTAAGTTGACATCTGATCCATATTCAGGTATAATTTATACTTACGGTAAGGTTGAGTTTATTCCTGACGAAGAAAACTCAACACTAAAGATAAAATTTGATTACGAGATTTTAGATTATGCAAGCAAGCAGTTTGATCTATCAATCTTTGAGAATTATATTGGTGAATTATTGACTGATATGATTCATGAAGGTATAGCAGAAAATAGTATTTCATACACAGGCGGAATTGATGAGAATAGAACAGAAGATCCTGAGCAATCTAGTAAATGATGAGCAATATTGTCGTAAGGTAATTCCATTTCTTAAGAAAGAGTATTTTTCAGATCGTAAGGAATTTATTGTAGCACAAGAGATTGTAGAATTCTTTAACGAGTATAACAAACCTGCCACCAAAGAAATCCTTTCAATTGAAGTTAGCAATAGAAAAGATCTCAATGATAAAGAGTTATCTGAGATTAATGAGTACATCACTAACCTAAGCACAGAGCCAGTCAACGAAGATTGGATGTTGACTAACACTGAAAAGTTTTGTAAAGATAGGGCGGTCTATAATGCAATTCTCTCATCAATTAAAATCATTGACGGCAACGACAAGCATCATACGCAAGATGCTATTCCTAATATTCTATCTGATGCTCTTGCCGTTTCATTTGATAATCATATCGGTCATGACTACTTGGATGACCATAATGAGAGGTATGATTTTTATCACAGGGTGGAAGAGAAAGTTGCTTTCGACTTGGAGATGTTCAATAAAATCACCAAAGGTGGGATGAGTAAGAAAACTCTAAACATCGCACTGGCTGGTACTGGTGTTGGTAAATCTTTGTTTATGTGCCATGTGGCTGGAGCCTGTCTGAATCAGGGATTAAATGTTTTATACATAACAATGGAGATGGCAGAAGAAAGAATTGCTGAACGTATTGACGCAAATCTATTGAACCTGACTATGGATGAACTGAAAGTGATCGACAGAGATATCTACGAAAATAGAATCAGTAAGATTACAAATAAGACTAAAGGTAAATTGATCATCAAGGAATATCCAACAGCCAGTGCCCATGCTGGTCACTTCAGAGCACTGTTGGAAGAATTGAAACTTAAACGAGAGTTTAAACCAGACATTATCTTTATTGACTATCTGAATATCTGTTCAAGCCAACGTATGAAGCAGGGTGGAAGTATTAACTCTTATACATATATCAAGGCAATCGCAGAAGAGTTGCGAGGTTTAGCAGTTGAATACAATTTACCAATCGTATCAGCAACTCAAACAACTCGATCTGGTTTCACAAACTCAGATCCAGGACTTGAGGATACTTCAGAATCTTTCGGTTTGCCAGCGACAGCTGACTTTATGTTTGCTTTGGTCAGTAATGAAGAACTCGAAGGATTGAATCAGATTATTGTTAAGCAGTTGAAGAATCGTTATAATGATCCAAGTTTCTATAAGAGATTTGTAGTGGGAATTGATAGATCCAAGATGAAGTTGTATGATGTAGAAGCATCAGCACAAACTGGATTGGCAGACGCTGGACAAGAAGACGATGATACTCCAATGTTCGATAAGAGTAACTTTGGTCGTAGACAAAAGGCAGAAGGATTCGAAGGATTTAAGTTTTAGGAGAAAGAAATGGTAAAGGTAATTGTAGCAAAACAAAAACACGATATGACTCATATGTTGGGACAGTTCCCAGATGAGTCACATTATGATCATCTGATTGAAGAAGATACAGATGTTTATATGCCAGAAATCCCTGGACATCCAGAGATGACATTCTCTGAAGAGAGAATTGTTTTGAAGTTTCGTAAAAATTATTTTAGTAAAGAGCAACAAGACCAAGCGTATATTGGACTTCGTGAAGCTGCAACTGAAACACAGAACAGAGGAATGGCTGCTGGACCACGTGCTGAGAAATTAGGTAATCGTGAGTGGGTCACTGAATATGAATATGCAGTGATTGATTACTTTACAAATCCAGGTGCAAATTTGTATGGTGATGATCCAATCGAAACTATTCGTGCAGAATTTAAGAATAAGAAAGAAGCACCATCAACTCGCAATAATGTTTGGGGTATTCAAGCAGTTAAGAGAGACAACTTTGTCTTTGAAGATTGGGTCAATGCCACTAAAAATCTTTCTAATGATGATATGATAGCTGAAGCTAAACGTATCTCTGACAAATATGTTTGTGCAACTACCTACGCAAATGGTGTGATGTCTGGTATCGCTGGATGGTTCGATCGTTACCCACGTCTTCCATATGGTCGAGCAACTTCTTATACTGCTCGTGAGCCACAAAAGTTTGCTATGTCATTTCCATTCCTACAGCAATTGGCACAGGGTTTCAAAGACTTACTGCCATGGAGATATAACAACCAAATGGAAGCTGCAAAGAAACTAGACCCTCGTTTCTTAGTTCCTGGAACTCCATTCACTACTATCACTGTAAACAAATCGTTCAGAACTGCATGCCACTTTGATGCTGGTGATTTTACTGCTGGTCTTTCCAATCTTTTAACACTAACTAATAATGGCAACTATCGTGGATGTCATCTTGTAGCACCAGAGTATCGTGTTGCAGTAAATCCAAGACCTGGAGATTTGTTGCTCATTAATAACCATGAAGTTATGCATGGTAATACTCAGATTGAACTGCTTGATGATGTTGCAGAAAGAATTTCTTTGGTTGTATACTTTCGTGAGAAGATGCTTGAATTGGGTTCCAAAGAATATGAAGACTGTCGTTATGAATATGTTGAATCACGTAGACTTAATAAAGAACATCCAGGTCATGTCGGTCGTAATCTTTGGAATGGTATCGATGCTGGTATGTGGGAGAGTGAAGAGTGGCATACGTACTTAGAATCAAAACTTGGTACTGAAGTCTTACATAAATATCATCCACCAAAGACTACTACAGTGGGTGCATTAGAGGAGTTTTTCGGATAATGTGTGCTGTTATTGGTGCTATATTAAAGTCTCCGACTAAGGAAGACTTTCAAATGATTAAACGTGTGTTCCTTGAGTCTAAGGTTCGAGGAATGCATGCCACAGGTATGTCTTATCTTCCAAAATGGAGTAAAGAAATTGCAACCATTAAGGAATCTAGACCTGCCAATGAATTTGCATTTATTCATCTACATGATGATAACTTGAGAGATATGGTGAACGAAGATGGAATTTTATATCTTATTGGTCATTGTCGTTATAGCACTAGCGATTTGGAATATAATCAACCCTTAGGAAATGGCACAAAGTCCATTGTACACAATGGGGTT